ATTACCAGTGCAGCGTAAGATTAGCCGCGTGAAAAATGGAAGCTTGCCGATAGAAGCCGGGTATTTGACCGATGGCGAAGCCGTGGCTGAGCGCGAGGATCTGGCAACGATAAACGGCAAACGCTTTATCATATTCCGGACGTTCCCAAACAGGAGCGGATACTTCTTTAATGGCGATTTTACGGCCACAGCAGCCACTGACGATCTTAACTTGATTGCCAGGGTGCGCACGATTGATAAAGCCTTAAAAATTGCTTACAACGCCTATGTGGAGGAAATTGATGATGATGTAGATGTGAATGAGGATGGCACCTTAAACCGTGCCGTGGCAGCTTACCTGAAGCAAAAAATCGAGAACCAGATTAATAATGTAATGGCCGGAGAGATTTCGAGCTTTACGGCAACAATCGACACCTCTATTGATATTGTTTCGGGTAATGATCAAAAGATTTACCTGGACATTGTACCAAAAGGCTACCTGACCAACATTCGTGTGGTTTTGGGCTTTAAAAACGAGTAGTAACAATTAAAAAAATACAGACATGGCTTATAGTTGGTCAGAATACAGAGTTTATATGGGTGGTCGCTTTGTGACAGGCGTGCGGGGTTTTAAATACAAAACATCCCGCGAAATGGAGGCAATTTATGCCGAAGGTGATGAACCGGTTGATGTGGGTTATGGAAACAAAACCTATACATCTGAAATAAAGCTGCTGCAGAACGAATTGGAGGCAATTATTGCAGCTGCACCCGGCAGAGACCCACACAGGGTTAAGTTTACAATGGTACACTCCTACACGCCTAAAAATGGCCCCGGAAGGATCATTACCGATGTGTGCGAAGATTGTCATTTCATGGAAATTGAGAAGGCAATGGAACAGGGAGCTAAATTCATGGAAATCACCATTCCGGTATTTACGAAAAAAATCAAGTACGACACCACAAATCCTTTTTAAGCAATGAAAAAAGAAGATATAAAATTGATCGGTGAAGTAACCGCAGAGCAAATTGAAAAGTGGAAGGCCAAATATGGCAAAGTACATGGTGTGGTGGTTGATGGATACATCGCTTATGTGCGAAAACCCGACCGTGCAACCGTAAGTTATGCACTTAGCCAGTTATCGTTCAGGATGTCAACTGATAAAGGTGCCGATGATGGGCAAAGCCTGGAAATGAATATGGGTAAGCTGTTAAAGCAGGGCGAGGCTGTGATGACCAATTGCTGGCTGGGCGGATCGGAGGAAATAAAAGCTGAAGCTGAACTTTGGACAGCTGCCTGCATGAAAGCCGGTGAGCTGATAGAAATGAAGGAGGCCGAGCTAAAAAACTTCTGAGCGAGGCTTCTGATGCCCGGGTAGAAGACAACTGGATCGGTTTGATAACCACTACGGTTGAATACTACCTGGGCTATGAGGTCTCGCATTTGAGCGACCAGGAGTTGTTTGCCAAGTACTTTCAGTTAAATCATATACGCAAATTAGAGGCTAAAACAAACGGTTTATGAGTTCAGGTGTTGAATATCTATTAAGGGCACGCGACATGCTTAGCGGCACTTTAAAAAATGCCGTTAAGCAGGCGCAGGCTATGCAGGGTAGTGTTAACAACGTCAATAAATCGTTTGACAATGCCGGCAAAGCAGCCGGCAAGTTTGCCGGCACAGCCTCAGGCAGCACCTCGCAAATAACCGGAAAAATACAACGCCTTAATGATCATTTGATTGATTTAAAAAACAGGCAAATCAGAGCATTTGATGATAAAACTATAGCCAAGTACAACACCTATATCAGAAAAACGCAAACTGAGCTGCGTAGGCTTAATGATTTGCCGCCGCGTTCGATGATAAGCAGATTTAGAGAGGCAAATACAAGCGCTGGAAATCTAACTTCTCAAATTACACGAGTTGTTGGTGTATTAGCGCTACTGCGAGGAGCTGGCGGAATCCTTAAAATGGGCATGGACTTAGAAATGACTAACGTCAGTTTTGAGGTATTGCTTGGAAATGCTGAACGGGCTAGAAAAATGATAACCGGGATCAATGATTTTGCGGCTAAAACTCCATTTGAGCAACGAGGGCTTATGGATGCCGCAAAAATGATGTTATCCTTCAATATTGCGCAAGAGAAAATTATGCCTAATCTTAAAATGATTGGGGATATTGCTATGGGCGATGCAAACAAAATGAACTCACTTACATTAGCTTACTCTCAGATGTCGAGTGCCGGCAAATTGATGGGGCAGGATTTATTGCAAATGATAAATGCCGGTTTTAATCCATTGCAGGAAATTGCTAGAACAACGGGTAAAAGCATGGCGGTACTTAAGAAGGAAATGTCAGAGGGCAAAATACCCGTTGAAATGGTAGAAGCGGCATTTAGAAGTGCCACCATGGAGGGCGGTAAATTTTTCGGTATGATGGAAAAAATGAGCCAAAAAGCCGGGGGTAAACTATCAACCGTACTCGGAACTTTAAAACAAACAGGCGCTGAAATTGGACTTAAGCTATTGCCATATATCAGCAGTTTGCTGGATTATATGATGCCTTTAGCGGGATGGATAAGCAGAAACGCGGATATGATTATTCAATTGACCGCTGTGGCGCTTGGTGCTGTTGTAGCTTTTAAAACCGTAACAGGCGCAATACAGCTTTGGACGATAGCTCAAGCAATCTTGAACGGCACAATGATGCTAAACCCAATTGGACTAATCGTAGCTGGAATAGCCGCTCTTGTGGCAGGTATTATAATAGCTTATCATAAGCTTGATTGGTTTAGAGGTATTGTGATTGGTACATGGGACACGATGAAACTGTTTGTTAATTTCCTGAAAGATGCAGTAATGAATACAGTTTACGGTCTTGTGGATGTATTTAGTGGTCTTGGAAAAATAATCGCTTCCATATTTGCAGCAGACTGGGAAGGGGTAAAATCGGGAGCTATGCAAGCCGGAAAAGGCTTTCTTATGGCATCGCCATTAGGTGTAATGAAAGCTGCATATGATAATGGGACAAAAGTTGGAGAGACATTCTCAAAGGGCTATAAGCGTGGTGTTGATTCAATGGCATCAAAAACAGATAGCGAAGCTGAAAACAAAACAACTGACGATGTATCAACTGTAAAACCGGATAATTCTAACATTGACCCCACTGAAAGCCTCCAAAGCATCACATCCGGAGGAGCCAAGCAAACGCATATCAACATCAACCTAAACAAAGAGATGATTGGCCAGATCACCATAAACCCAACCACCATGCAAGAAGGCATAAGCGACCTGAAGGATAGGGTAATGGAGGCCATGGCGCAAATATTGAACAGTGCGAACCGAATAGCTTTAGACTAATGGACGGATATACCTTTACATACGACCTGAACGATATTTTTAAAAGCATATGGGGCTACACCGCATTGCCATTGCCGCTGCGCGAACAGTTTAGGGCAAAAGAAAACCCGGAATTTGAATTTGATGCCGGTGCATCGCGGCGCGAAACAAACCTGAACGGGGTTCCCTTTTATGCCAAAAATAGCAATGGCAATGAAGTGTTTCTGCCGGTTTGGTTGATAAAGCCTGATAACACAAAAGTACTATTGGCCAATACGGTAAGCGAATTGACAAACCAAAAAACAATTGTTGAAACACCGCTTGTAAACCGCAAAGGAACCGTAAAAGAGGAGATATCGGTAAGCGACTGGATCATCAACATCAAAGGCATTATCGTATCAGCAGACGAGAGCTATCCTGATGACCAGGTAAGCGAACTAAATGAACTATATGAGCTGCAAACAAGCCTGGGCATACAAAATGCCCGCACCTCGCTACTGCTTGACGGTGATGAAAAAGTGGTGATAAAAAGTTTGAAATTCAAAGAATTGAAAGGAGTCAAAAATATTCAAGGCTTCGAGATGCAACTGATCAGCGACCTGGCATTCACTTTAATTATTGAATGATGTACGTAAGACTGAACGGACATATTGAAATAACCAGGAACGATGGCAAAAAACTATCGTTTAATGCATTCAATTACATTGAATGCGAATCTGATATATTCAAGATTAATTCTTCAGCACTTATAAAACTACCTATGTCGGCCAGGCTTGTATATACAAATGCCGATAAACAAGAGAGCGTACAAACAGCCAAACAATTTAACAGAGGCGATAAGATTAAAATACAGTTAGGCTACGGCAGTGATCTGCGTGATGAGTTTGAAGGTTTTATTTATCGCATAAACTACAAACGCCCAATCGAAATTGAGTGCGAAGGGTATGAGTTTTTGTTGCGCTCGTCCATCGACACAAAAACCTGGAAAAAGACAACCCTGAAGGAAGTACTAAATTACATCATCGCTGGCACTGAAATAGTTTTGAATAAAGTTATTCCGGAGATGGAATTCGATAAATACATTATCCCGGCAAACATAAACCGTTTAGAGGCACTTCAGGTACTAAAAGAATCGTACGGTATTACTATATTCTTTCAAAAAAATGAGCTATATGCAGGTTTAGCCTATGCTGTTGATAATGGCACGTTGAAGTATGAAATAGGCACCAACACGATCAAAGATGATAATCTGAAATACCGCAATGCTGATGACGTACGCTTAAAAATAAAGGCAGTATGGATTAAGCCTGATAATACTAAAGTTGAAGCTGAGGTAGGAGATCCTGAAGGCAGCCAACGTACATTGTTTTTTTATAATTTATCCAACCTGGAAGAGCTAAAAACACGCGCTCAAGAAGAGATAGTAAAATACAAATACTCAGGCTACGAGGGCAAAATCACAACACTATTACAACCATTTGCCAAACCCGGCATGAAGGCCGAGCTATCGGATCCTCAATATGACGAGCGCAAAGGAACATATTACATCAGCAAAGTAAAGGTATCTGCAGGCCGTAATGGAGGCAGGCGCACAATTGAGATAACGATAAAGCTATGAGTACGGAAAAATCCATAATAGACAATCTTAGTGCGTTAGGTCGTGGCAAGGATAAAACCTTTATTGCTACTGTAGTTGAAAACTACCCGGATAAGGATATAGTTGACGTAAAAGATCTGTCGGGTACACTATATCCTGATGTACGTAAGCGCAGCGCAATAGGTAATCCGGATAAGGGAATAAACATCACTCCGGCAAAAAATTCAACGGTATTAATTAGTCGGATCGGTGAGAGCGATGAGCTTTTTATTGCAATGTTTTCGGAAATTGAAAGCATCAAAATTGACGGCGGATACAATGCGGGATTAGTGAAAGTAATCAAATTGACAGAGCGTTTAAACCTGATTGAAAAGTCGATTAATGAACTTAAAAACTATATGAAGTCGTGGGTGCCAGCTACGGGTGATGGTGGAGCTGCATTAAAAACAATTGCAAGTACCTGGTCAAACGAACCGCTCTCCGAAACGGATAAAGCAATAATTGAAAACGAAAAAATTAAACACTAATTACCATGATTGATATAATGATAGACGATAGTATGGACTTACAAGTTATGAATGGTGACTTTGTGTTAGGGCAATCAGCAGAGCAAAATCAACGCATGATAATTATGGCCGAAAAAGGAGAAATCAGGTCATCACCGGATCTGGGTGTTGGTATAAATTCATTTATTGATGATGACGGATACGAGGAACTGCTACGCGAAATAAGAACTAACC